TCTAAGGAGTACTATGTCAAATTTCATTGAAGCAGCACTTGGGTCACTCGTTGGTATCACCGTATTCTATGCCCTAGAGGCAGCATACTACGACATCAAGGCTCGAATCCGAGGAAAGCAATACACCTTATGGCTTGAAGAGTTGGAAGAAGAACTCGAAAAGTAACCTTTAGAAACAACAAAAGACCCCCTCGCCCTAGTATTTCTACTAAGGTAAGGGGGTTTCTTGTCTTAAAAGGGCCTTGGAAGGCGTTTAATGCCTATTCTTTGGAGCCTAGTCCGTACTCATCTTCTGTCTTATCCAGTGCTTTCGCTGCAGGACCTGCTAGAGAGGCGATAGCAATAGAGATTGCTGGCTCCAACCCTAGTTCATTACCTGCTAGGAAGGTCAGGAATGAGACAAGTACACCACGTAGGTATGACTTTAATACTGACTTCTGCTTCTTGCTTAGTTTCATTTTTTCTCTTTCTTCTTTGGTAGGGGCTTTAGTCTGGATGCTGCCAATCTGGCTTGGTCAGCAGTAGAGAACTTAGGCTTGTCTAACCATGGGAACCATGGGGATTCATCATTCCCACAGTTGTCCTTGATTGATATATGTAAATGCTTGTTATGTGGATTACTGCCAGTATAAGGCTTATCACCTCTGCCTGGAATCCATATCTGACCCTTGAAGATTAGATACTTTACTCGCTTGTCGCGCTTGAGTTGTTCATAGATATCAGCACAGTCAATGTTGCGTGCTGGGTCATGAGTTAAGTCTACTGCAAGACCTGTGTTATGGTCTGAGTTGGGGTTCTGTGCTTGATGCGCTTTCGACGGCAGAAGTCCATCGGATGCTTTCGTACGCGATGGAGATATCTTGGTGGCTTGTCGAAGGACAGCAATAGCGGCAGGTGTGGCTTTCTTGACAACAGGCTTCATTAGTTCCCATCTTTCCCTCTTTGAATCATAATCTGATAAAGGATTTCCACCTTCTCTTCAAGGCGAATAACTGAATCTTTTAGGCTCGAGCCAGAGTTAGGTTTTAGTTCGTACAAGTAGTGCTTAACTAACCAGCGTACTGCTGTAGCAAATGCGGCAACTAGAGTACAAACGGATACGGCTAATCCTAGCCATTGAGCAGTAGACATTATACGGTCCTAATCGTGATATCAATGACACCACCATAACCAGTGAATCCACGGTCTGGAGGTGTGAGGCGAGTGAAAGAGATTTGTTCAATGACAGCCTGACGAGACTCACCTGTGGTTAAGTCTTGCCATGTTACAACGTCACCGTTTTCTTCAACGGATTCTAGTTGGGCAATTCTATCGAAGGCTCTGCCTTCATATCCAACCTGTACATTGTATCGGTCTGTCTCCACGTCATAGCAATAGACGGGGAATCTCATTACTCGTTGGCGAGGCGTAGCGATAGTTGCCTTAGCCTGATAGCCTTCCATGATTGGTCCCTTAGTGTTGTCAACACCATCACGGAATAAGAGGAACTTATAAGCCAGATATTCCTGTGCTTCTTGTGGATTAGATGTAGTTACTTCTACTGGCGGGACTGACGCATCGTAAGATACGACATCGTACTCAGTGCCATCTGCTGTAACTGTTTCCAGTGTCATTGAGCCATAGGTATAGTCACCGCGTGCAATAAGACGCTTGAAGTTCTTTGGCTCTAGCGTGTTGTAGCGAATGTAGCCAGTCTGTATGTATCCAGTTGGTAGCAGTTCTGTGTCATCTTGAATGTATGTAGAGCCAGGAGTATTGGCTACTGCTGTCGCTGATGATACTGCAGTCGATGCAACGGTTGAAGTCACCGCGCTGGTGTATGTAAAGGTTGTTGTTGTTGCACTCGTCACAGTCCAAGGACCAGTAGAAGAGTTAAAGTTAGAATCAACTCCCTCTACCCATACAGCATCTCCAGTAGTCAACCCATGGGCTGTAGCGGTTGTTAGTGTTGCAACACCTGATGTCATAACCTTATTGGTGATTGTGCCACCAACAGTTAAACCAGTGGATGCAAACACTAATTGGTCAGTGCCGTTAGCAAATGCGCAAGCAGTAGTGACACGGCCTGTAACTCCACCATAATAGATATCGTTTGCATAAGCAAAGCGCAATGCTTCCAACTGTAAACTTAGGTCAATACGGATGACTCCAGGTTCACCATCTACGCCAGTTGCGCACCATACATAATGGTCACGGCTAGCAAAGTCATAGCAAGGCTGGCTTGTCTCTACGATAAGAGGTCCATAAGTAAGTGAACCGTCTTGGTCTGAAACTACTGCAACGCGGATTCCCTTGTTAGTTCCAATAATCATATAACCTAAGTAGTAGTGAATCTTATGTACGATTTCACCTACTGGGAACTCTGCTGCAGTAATTGCAGATGTCAATGTTGGCATAACGCCAGCAGTTGATAGGGTAAACTTGATGATGCTAGACTGGATTCCATTGTAGCCAGATACGTAAATGGCAGGACCAGAAGCAGCAACAGATGTGTACACATGGGTTGTTGATGGGTGTGTGTATACAGGGCTTGGCATCGCTACTGCAGATGCAGCAAACTCATACACCTTGTTATCGGCGCACATAACAATACGCTCTTTTACATACTCCATAGCAGCGTTGTTGATTGTGCCAATCTCATCAAACATCAGTGTAACATCTGCTGTAGATGCAGAAGTGCCAGTCAGTGGCTTCTTGTATACAGTCTTTTTGGTTGATGTGTTAGTAATCCAGTAGGCAAATGTTCCATCGTCGCAGATAGCATATACCGCTGAATCTGTGCCAGCATTGTAGTTAATGAAGTGTGTCTCATTGCCATCGGTATCAATCTTATCAACATCATATTCGTCTGCTAATAAAACGCCTGGAGTATCATTCCATCTAATCGAACGTAGGTATTGATTTGGGCGACCATTAGATTTTATTGCTCCAGTTGTAATGTGTCCTACATTAACATTATTAAGTAGCGTTACTTTACCCTGTGTCCATACATCTACACCCTTGCTATCGGCAAAGCGATAGTGGTCAGGTGAGTTAGATGCAGTCTGGGCTGGGTCGTAAAAGGTTATACCGTCTCCACCGTGGAAAGACTGCTGACTACGAATCCACCAACCAGTAAGTGATTGCTCGCCTGGTTCAGTTTGATTGTCGAACTGTTCCTTACGGAACGGTGCAGTCTGTCGGATATAAGGACGTGCATCGCTGATAGCATAAATAAACGGCATACCGCCAATAGCAGTATCGTATGCTACATCAGTGTTCTGCCAGATAGATGTAGTAGAAACTACACCAACATCAACAGCAATTGCCCGCGTTGCACGACCTTCGGTAATATCACGACCAGCCACGTAGACTCCTTAGTTTGGTTGTTCTTTCATTTTCTTTTGAATACTATCCATTGTCCAGTACATACCATAGTAATCATAGTCAAGCGCAAATCGCTTCATATGCTTTACTAGAGCACCAGTGTGTGCATGTAGTGGAATACCAGCAGCCTTCATCTTGCGGAAGAAGATAATATCTTCACCGATGAACTGGTCATCAGTTCCGCCTGCAGTCTCCATAAATAGGGACTGATTAGGATGCTTGTCTCGCATAGTGGACACGATAGACCTGTGCATAAGCACTAGCCCAAATCCTGCTGAGTCACACTTGATAACTTCATTCTGTGGTAGTGGATGCACATACTGAATCTCATACTCAGATACATCATTAAAGAGTACTGGATATGGCTTCATCAGTGTGCCTTCATTCTCCTTAGAGATAAAGTACACGCCACTTACTACAGGGCGGTGATGCCTGTCAGCAGTTGCCCATAACTTCTTCATTACATCTGGTGTTAGAACAATGTCTGAGTCTACCCATAATAGCCAGTCAGTGTCCATGTTGTCAGCCCAGTAGTCAAACAGAACCTGGCGTTGTCTGCCAATCTGATTACCCTGCACTCTGATAGATGTACTGATAGGCATCTTATTGGCCCCACCAGTAATCACTGCAGACATTAGTCCCTCAGCAAATTTACCATCTACCATACCACCATCACACCAACCGATGGCTACTGTTTCTTTTGGTTGAATCATTTTAGTCCCCTTAAATGTTAGTGAGCAGTTTTAATCCTTACTCAGGGATAAACATTATTCTGTTGGTTCTTCTAGCAAAACTTCTTCTTCTGTTACGGGAGGTGCTTGATATTCAGTTAGCATATTTTCTGCCCATTCAATTGCTTTTTCTTTACTTTCAAATGGGGTGTTGTCTGGATAATTAGGTTGACGAAACCAAGGAGGTGTCCCATCTTCGTCATCTTTATTCCAGATTTCTATAGTAAAGTTATCATAAACAACATATTCGTGTTGTCCATTTACGGTTGTTTCTAATCCGTTTCTCAAGGCTTTATTCCTTCCCAAGTTAATTTCATTGTTTTGTGATGTGTTACTCTAACGGTTGGGTCAAACCAAATATCGTAACCATTTGCTCTTGCTCTTTCACAGAAAGAAATATCTTCTCCTATGATTGGAAATGTATAATCTTTTCCATCTACTTCTATAGTTGTAATTGCAGATTGGAACCAAGGTCGGCTTAGAGATTCAAAGACTCCCTTTTTGATGCAGACAAATCCAAATCCAATTGCTCCAACTTTCATTGGCTCTGTCATAGGTAGTACTTCATCATACGTCAAAGCCCTTTTAAGTGCTATTGGATAGGCAGTTACCTCACCAGTAGCAAGTAAGTATGCTCCAGATACTATATCTTCGTCAGATTCGTAAAGTTTAATTACATCCTCTGGCTTCCAAGCAATATCTGAATCAATCCAAAGTATTTTTTTATATTCAACTAAACCTTGGAATGGACGATTTTCTACAACTGAGTTTTCTTGTGTTCCACTTAAGGTAACTTCTCTAGCGTCTGCAACGTGAGAAGCATACTGATTAGAAAAACCCCAAGTTATACCACGTTTACTTAACTCTGCAACAGTATCAAGAAGACTCTTGACATAACTGCTCATTAATGAATAACCAGGTGTTGCTATCATTAAGTCTACTTTTTGTACTTCTTGCATTATGTCCCCTTTGTTATTATAGTGTAGTTAATTCAGTTGTGTATAAACTAATTACTGCTGGTTCCTGAGCAATAAACGCTCCATCGGTGGCTGTTACACCAACAACTTTACCACCTGCTGCTAACGCATATATGCCAGTATAACTTGTACCTGCATCTGGATAAGCAGTTGTTGACCAACTTAATCCATCTAGCGATACAAGCATAGTTTTAGAATTACTAGAAACAGGTGCCAAAAATAACCCGCTACCAAAAGTTACAGATAAAATTGTTTGTGTGGTAGTTGAAAGTGGTGCATTTGAACGGCTCCAAGTAATACCATCTGTAGATGTAGCATAAGTGCTATTGTTTCCAACTGTTACATACAAACCTTTTCCATAAGCAACACTACGATATTCAACCGTTCCAGTTCCTGTTGTACGAGAAGTCCAGGTAATACCATTAGTGGAACTTCTAACTACACCGCTTACACCTACAGCAACATATTTATCTGTTGCATTTGCACCGTAAGCAACTGCGTTTAATTGCGATGCAACACCTGATGTTCTTGTAGTCCAAGTAATACCGTCTGTTGATGAATCTATTTTTCCAGATGCACCAACAAGAAGATATAAACTATTGCCATAAGCAAGACCTTTCATATCACTTGAAACACCCGAAGCGGCAGTTCGTGTTGTCCAGGTTGTTCCGTTTGTAGAAGAATAAAGAGTTCCTCCGTGACCACCTACCATATATTTGCAAGTAGTTTGGTCGCTAGCATAAACGGCAAACTTGCCCTCTTGACCAGTAAAGTCTGCTCTTAATGTCCAAGTAATTCCATCTGTAGAAGAAAGAATATCTCCAAATAAATCAGTGCAAAACCAAACACCATTTCCATATCCCAAAGCAGTTGGGTAGTATGCATTTAATGTAGTTAATCTGCTGTTAGGAACTACGGGAAATACAGAAAAATTATTCTCTGTAGTGGTAAGCCTAAAACTTGTGTCACCATAAGCCTTTGTTATAAAACCACCCACATTATTATCAGAAGCAGAATAAACAAATGTTGATGATAAACTTGCATCAACATTAACAATAGCGCCGCTAGTTGTAATTGCAGAAGGATGTGTATAAGAACCAGATGCCGTATACCCTCTTGCTAATTTTGCAACAGCATTTGCTGGTAAAGCAACCGCGCTACCAGTTGATGCAGGTAATTGTTGAATAGCCATTAGGAAATCTCCACTCCGCTAATGTGAATATCTACAGCAGTTGTAGACGCTCCACCTGTAATTGTTTGAGTAGCAGGAAGAACTTGCTTCATATCAATTACTGTTACGCTGTTAGCAGGAATTGATACTGTAGTAGCAATTGGGACTGCATTAAGCGCTAGTGTAAATGTAGATGTTGTTGCTGCGCTATTTTCAATTACAATATTACTAACAACGGCAGTTGTACCACCTGGTGTTGTATATAGAGTCGTACCTGTTGATGTTGTCGCTGCTCCACGGAACAGTACTTTAGTTGTTGTTGGCATTGGTTACTCCCTTTCTTAGAGTGCGCCCATAAGAAGTAGTGTCAGTTCATCTGCCACGCTTCCTGGACCATTAAGTACTACGTCTGTTAATCCTGAAATTGTTGTAATAGTCACACCAGATGTTACCACTGTTGTGCCTAGTGTTGGTGCTGAGTAACTTGATACAGTTCCCCAAGATGCAACAGAGCCATCGGTTGTAAGATATTTGCCTGACTGTCCCGACTGTGATGGTACCACATATACACTTGACGTGTCAAGTTGCAAGGTTACAGAACCAGAGGTTCCGCCTCCTGTCAATCCAGTTCCAGCAGTTACACCAGTGATATCGCCAGGGTTAGGTGCTGCCCACTCAAGTCCTGTAGCACTTGCGCTATTAACACTAAGCACATAACCATTGGTTGATGCGACTGTCAGTTCAGATGGCGTAGATGCAGCGCTTGCCGCGATGATTGAACCCTTGGCAGTAAGTACTGTCTTCTGGATAAAGTTAGATGTATCTGGTGCCACTAGGTCCCAAGAAGAACCATTGTAGACCTTCATCGCGCTTATTACCGAGTTGAAGTAAAGTGCTCCAGTTATAAGAGCATTACCGTCATTATCAAGTGTTGGGTCAGATGTCTTGCTACCAAGGTAGCGGTCATCGAAAGCATCGTATGATGCAGCAGCGCTAGTTGCTGATGTAGCAGCACTTGCTGCAGATGTAGCAGCAGCAGTTGCTGAGTTGGCTGATGAGGTTGCATAGCCTGCAATTGTTGCTACTGAGTTAGCAGCAGTTACTGCACTCGCTGCAGCAGATGTTGCTGACGTTGCTGCTGCTGTTGCACTTGCTGCAGCAGATGTGGCTGATGTCGCTGCTTCTGTAGCGCTAGTTGCAGAACTGGTTGCGCTAGTCGCCGCTGCTGTCGCAGAGGCTGCTGCACTTGTAGCAGAAGTTGCTGCTGCCGTAGCACTTGTTGCTGAGGCTGTAGCGGATGTAGCAGATGCCGTTGCACTTGCTGCTGCACTCGTTGCTGATGTAGCGGCTGCGGTAGCACTTGCTGCAGCAGATGCTGCACTAGTAGATGCTGCAGTTGCAGAACCTAAAATGCTATCTACGTAATCCTTTGGAGTAGCAGATGATGTTGACATGCCAGCAGATGATAGACCTGTGATAACAGGGCTACCTGAAATAGTTGGGCTTGTTAAAGTCTTATTAGTAAGAGTCTGTACTGCCGTAGCAATAACTACTGTACCAGTTGTATTAGGTAGGGTAATTGTATTATCTTGAGTTGGGTCTGTTACTGTGAGCGTAGTCTCGTACGCATCTGCAGTAGCACCCTCAAAGACAATGCTTGCATCCACACCAGCACCCGAAATGCTAGGGTTGGTGATTGTAGGTGCTGTAAGGGTCTTATTAGTCAGTGTCTGTGTGTCGATTGTTCCAACTACAGAAGATGAGTTAGAGATACCGTGGACACCTGTAGAAGCCTCAATGTGGGTATTTGCTTCGCGGTAATCACGACCGATAGCCATGTGACGAACAACTGCTCCAGCAGAGTGAGCCTGAGCAGATGAGCCATCAATAGCACGTGTTATTGTAAAGGTATTAGTAGATACCTGCGTGGCATCTACAATTTCTTCAAGCGCTGTATCTGGGTCTACTACGATAGTAAAGGTTGTTCCAGCAGGGATGGTTACACCACCCAAGAGCGCTGTACCTGAAACGACAACCATTGATGATGCGCCAGCGGTAACTGCGCTTGTCAGTGTTGTTTGCTGGGAGCGAGAGGAGTAATTGCGTGTTGTCATTTATATTCCTATCGAGTATAATGAATTCGTGGCGGATATTGGTTTTGCAGTGTACTGACTTCTTCGTTAAGACGTTGTGAGTAAAGAGCAAAGAGTTGCTTTGTTGCTGATGCACTTGCACCGTATGGGCGCTTGCCATCTGTTTCGTCCGCCTGTGGGCTGATTTGACCTGCACGTGCTGGGTCAAGGTAAGCCAATAGTCTGTATGATGCACCAAGAATTACGATGTCACGTGCTGATTCAGCGTAACCTGTAGTAGTCGTGAATACATCTGAACTATTCTCTAGTGTTGATGGTGGTGTTGCATACATAACCTTTACTGTACGTCCTGGAGTAATCCAGTCGTAGATAGTAACTGTCTGTGAGCCTGAACCCCATGTATCTACATCTGCAAATGGGTCAAAGTCCCAACGCTTGATACGAATCCATTCCTTAGAAGGACCTGTATCCTGCCATGACATAGTAAGAATATTCTCAATGCTTAGGTTCTCAAATTCATATGTATTGATTGCTGCATTAAATGTGAAAGTGGTCTGCTTAATAGACAACAGACTTGCACCCATTGCTCGGATAGTATCGTTGATTGCCTTCTTAACTACGTAGCGTGGGAAGATAGGCGAGATAGTTACCTTCGTATCAGCAGCGTGTGTAGTTGCTGGTGTTCCCAAATATCCACGTCCATATGGTGAGACAGTTGCTGTATTAGATACGCGGTCAAATGAATCAACCCACATTAACTCTTCATCAATCTCAAGGATACCCTTACCTACGTTGCTCGTATCTCCTAGAGATAGGATTGTAGGTGCTGTACTCGGTGATGTGAGTGTAGTGACTGCAGTCTTAAGATATGTCGAACGGTCCTGTTGGTACGTATAACCTGAAAGGTTGATAAGGACTTCATCAATCATCTGTGCTAAAGTTGTCATAGGTCTATGCTCCTTAACGCAACAACGGCTGACAGTCCAGTAGTTCCTGCTAATTCATTACAGATAGCGTTCATCATCTTGTAATCATCAGGCTGACGGTTTGTGTCGGCTTTAATATTTAATGCTGCTATAATACCCAAGCCACTAGTCTCAGCATAGTTATTTGCTGCACCTTGCTCAGATTGGTACTCATCTGGTGTGGGGTATGTTCCACCATTTGCAAGACGATTTAACTCGTCAGCGAATGTGCTACCTGCTACTCCTACTGCCATTATCTAAACCTCGCAGCCTTCTTTGCTATTGACTTTGGTTGTTTCACAAACTGCTTACCTTTAGCATTACCTTTAGCCTTGGCCTTATTGGTTGCTGCTTTTTCTGCAGGACTTAATGCAGCCCATGCTGCTTCTGGTAAATATCTTTTTTTGCCTTTAGATGGCTTACCATCAGAGGTCTTCCACTTCTGCGCAGTCCACTTTTTAAGTGACTGCTGTGACTTAGCAAGTGCCATTACTTGTAGCCTCCGCCTGCCTTCTTATACTGAACAGCAAGTAGTTGTGCTTTACGAGCAGACCATTCTCCAGGGTCTCCACCCTTAGAGCCAGCCTTAATCTTCTTAAACAATGAAGCACGCATGCCAGGCTTGGTATAGTTGCCAGCAGCATTGACTTTTGACTTAGCCTTTTTCTTTGCTACCATTTAACTTTATCCGCCCAGTATGCAGCAGACATCTTGCCCTTGGCAATATTCTTTGCGTGGCGAGCCTTGAAGGAAGCCTGACGTGCTGTTGGCTTCTTGTCTCCAGTAACGCCCTGTTGACCAAAGCGAATAGTTTTAACCTTATCTCCTTCTTTAGCCACAACAACATGTGACTTCTTTGGGTGACTTGGTGTACGCTTAGGCTTGTTAAAGCCCGATACTCCTGCTCGCTTTAGTCTTGGGTCCATTATTTTTTCTTCGCCTTCTTAATAGTCTTTTTTGCTTTTGACTTGCCAGCCTCAGATAAAGCAATAGCAACAGCCTGCTTAGGGTTTCTAACAACCTTACCACCCTTACCAGAGTGTAGTGTTCCCCGCTTAAACTCGCCCATTACTTTCTGAACTTTGCTCTTCATTACTTCTTGGCTTTCTTAGCCTTAGCCAATTTTGCTTCGTTTTGTCTACGTGCGCTATCGGCAGTTGATGCACGAACTGGTGATGGATATACCATTGTGCCGTATTCCTTCTGAAAAATCTTAAGCATCGCAGCATCCTGCGGTGTCATCTTAGGCATTTACTTCTTCTTGCCCATCTTCTTCATGACCATCTTCTTTGCTACAGACTTCTTAGCAACCTTCTTAGCGGTCTTCTTCATGCCCTTTTTCATTTCCATCATCTTCTCAGACTTGGATTCCATCTTTTCGCCAGCGGCATATGCCTTGGCTGCCTTCTTACCTGCTGGTGTATATGGGAACTTCTTACCTTCGACCATTGGCATTATGCTTGTCCTATCTCTTTCATTACTGCTGCGGTTGATTGATTTACGTGTTTTGCATCTGGCATTGAATTAGCATTGTATGGCTTATTCAATACTTCGGAGGCTCTTTCTGCCTCACGAATCTTCTCCATCGAAGTGCCACCAGGTTGGATTCCTTGTGCCTTCGCATTAGCGTATGCTGTTAATTCGCTTTCAAATCTTTTGCGAGGAGCATTTCTTTGACTATTGGCATCGCCAGTATTCATTTGAAGCCCTCTTGCTTTGCATCCAAAACATTCAGGACCACACTTGGTATGGTCTATGAATACGTCATTCTCATCAGGAAAAGGTTCTGTTGATGTAGCATCACAGTACACACACCCATAGAGAGCGGAGTATGGAATCATATCTCCGTCTACTAGTTTGTATGCCCATTCAAGAACTTTGCTTGCGTGTTCGTGTCCCATATGTCCCCTATATTGCGGTAAAGTTTGCTGTCGTAACTCCAACGTTTCCGTTGATTAGATTCTCTCGAGTTGTCTCATCTACAGTGTACTTGCTACCACCAAGATATACTTCTTGGTAAGTGTCTAAGTCACCATCGTATGGATAACGAACCTGACGGTAAGTTCCATTAACTCTGATAATACTGATACCACGTGCTAACTTGTAAAACGTAAAGAGTCGTTGAACTCCTTCAAAGCCTTCATCGACAGTTGGTGTCTCGAAGATGTAATCTGTCATGACTCCTCCTTTAGTGGACTCACCACCAGACAGGGTTTCCCCTGTCCAGCAGTCAATTAACTACTAGAGAGCAGCGATTGATGAACCTGATGTGATTCGGTATAGAGCCTCATCGCGGTATACTGAGAAGCCAAGTACGCCGTACCAACCCATTGGGCGGAAACGCATCAACTTATCAGTTACGTTACCGATAACTACGTGTGGCTCTTCTGCTACGGCTTCCGCCATTGCCTGTGAACCTGCAACGATTGTATCGAATACGCGTGTTACTGGAGTTACAGTAAGAGTTGTTGAAACTGTTACTGCTGCAGTGTTTGCTGTATCAACTGTGATTGTTGTTGTTGAACCTGATGTTGCGATAGCAGTAATCTTAGCACCTGATGCGATACCAGTTCCTGCAATCTTATCTCCGACCTCAGCGCGTGCTGCGATAACAGATGATGATGCAACGCCAACAGTGAATCCTGCTGATGTTCCAGCAACTGTTGCTGCTGTTGTTGCCAATGCTGTCTGGTCTGCACCTGACTTAGCGTTGTACAAACGTGATGATTCTACGAAGAATGCGCCTTCGTACTCACCGATTTCTCCAGCCCAGACCTTAGATGCATTCTCTGCAGACTGTGACTGTGGGTAGCGCCATCCAAGGTCGCCTGTCTCTGCACGAAGGTCGTGTGAAACTTCTGGGTGAATACCAACCCAGTATGCATTGCCGCGACGGCCCTTAGCCTTGTTCGAGCGCAACTTCGCTACAGCGCGACGGATGTCTGCTGAGTCTAGTGTGTCTGCTGCATCTACACCAGCAACTGATGTTGCGTTGCCTGCGTAGATGTTGTTTGAACCTGAGCGTAGAGTTGTCATTGCAACCTGGTCGATAGAATCTGCCAAGTTGTAAGCAATGATGTTTGCGATTGCTGGGTCTACATCTGCTAGAGAGAATAGTTCCAACGCACGTGTTACAAGCACAGCGTTACCGTACTCGTTAAGTGTTACTGTAACAGATGTTGGTGTTGACAATGCTACTGCATCTGGGTCAACTGTCTCTGTTAGTGTTGATGTCTTTGCATCTAGGTCAACGTACTTCTGTAGAACTACGGTTGAACCTGGGATTGCTTGCTTTGCTGGGCGCTTATCTGCGACAGAACGAATTAGGGGTTCTGAACGGAGAGCGAACTCGAGAAGGCGGTCATATGCCTTCTGTACGAGACCTGCGCCACCTACTGTACCACCAAACGAGGTGGACGAGGTATCTGTATAGGCGTTTGCCATTGTATTAGTCTCCTTGACTATGAACGGATATTATTGTTGACTTTGCATTAAAGACATGAGTTCTTCCATTGAACTTGCATTGTTCATGCGCTGCTCGATGTCTTGTGCTCTGTCTGGTGTAACGGCATTCTGTGTCATTACATCTTGCTGACGTAGTGTAGCGAGATTTTGACTATCTGGTCTCTGAGAGACTTCAATGCCAAACAAGTCAGCGTTCTCATCAAGCCAGTTTGTAACTGCTTCTTCTGAGAAATCACCGTCTAAGTCCTTGAGGACTAGACGCGCTGCCTTCTGGTTTACACCCTTTTGTTCTAGGATTGCTTTAACGGTTGACTCACGCTGCGCCTTGGAAAATCCCTCAAGTTGCTCTGTAAGTTCCTTGATACGCTTTTCATCAGCACGCTTGGCTTTGCGTAACTTTTTAAGTAAGTCACTGCCGTCCATTTGCGCCTCATTGTCGGTATCGAGGTCGTCGTCTTCATCATCCCAGTAGTTGTTGCTCATAGCAACCCACCCTTCTATTCGTTGTAGTTCGCAGGCCACAGTTCAGTTCGGGGAAACTGGCTGGCTCCTACTCTCGGTCTGTTACGCTGACGGGGCCGATAGGTCCGTTCAGGATTTTAGAATTGGCCTACGCTAGATGTAGATAGGCTCGTCTTTGCTCCACCAGATGAACCGCTAAAGGCTGCAATCTCACGTGCTGTGAGTTGCTGGCGCTTACGCTGTGCTGATGCGAGTTGGTTAAACACTTCTTGTTCACCTTCTGCTTGTCCGTATCCTTCTAAGGTTGTACCATAGATGTCGGATAGTTTCTCTGCAGTTGGAAGAATGTCTGCGATAGTTGAGTAACCCTTGCGTGCTTCTGCCTCGGTTACACCCTGTGCTGCTAGTTGCTCTGCAACTGATACTCCAGCCTTTAGTCCCTGACGAGCAGCAGCGACACCAATTTCTGATGCTGCAATCTGGCGCTCAATCTTCTGGAACTGCTGTTCTGGGTCAAGTACATAGCCAACCATGTCAGCCGCACCAATACCGTAGTATTGCTTAAGTTGACTGATGATAGCAGGGTCTGCATTTTGTACACGCTGCACTGCTGTAACAACACGGTTAGAAAGTTCTGTTGGTGACATGTCGTTAGCAATAAATTGCTTGACATATGCGTCGTTGTCGAACTGCTTTAGTCCGTAAGCACGTAGTACTTGACGATACGAATCTTCAACATTGACATACTCTGCAGGAGTTAATGCTGCTAAACCCTTTTTAATGCGGTCAGCGTTTGCTGCAAATCGTTGCTGATATTCTGGTGTCTCCTGGAGTTGCAGAGTAATTGTTGCTTCTGTTGCTCCTTGGATAGCAAGTTCTTTAATCTTATTAGCAAGACCAGTTAGTCCGTACTTGTTGAATCTATCAGCCATTGCTGAGTAAACACCCATACGGTCGTTGTACTGAGTTGTTGTTAGCCCAGCAGTACTTGTGGTTGCTGTACTAGTAGTAGCAGTGCTTGTTGTAGCGGTGCTTGTTGTAGCAGTGGTAAATGGTGAAGGAACGGTTGCTGTTGTTCCTGTTGCCTTATTTGGCATATAGTCTGGCTGACCAAATGTACCAACTGCTGCAATATTAATCTGCTTTCCGCCAGTTGTACCCATTCCGATTTGGTATTGTGAACCTTTGCCAGAAATAAGTTTGCCATCAAGATTGTATAGGCTGACACCATTCACATCGTTAACAACTACTACATCTCCAGCAATGTATGAATTGCCACCAGGTTGAGTTCCCTTTGCTGATTCATTACGAATTATATCTGCGTATTTTACTGATGCAGGAGTCTGACCTACTGGTAAACCTTGAATAGACCAACCAGCATTTGCAAAATCAACAGTCTGTGGGACACCAACAAGATTGTCTACTGGAACCTTGGAGCCATCGGCATAATAAAAACTTACACCGTTTCCGCCTTCTGTTTTGTAAAAGATTTCTTTTCCAGTTGAATCCTTACCAGCAGAAGAACCGCCAGCAGCGAGAGTTGCATTAGGGTTAACAGCAGGCGTGCTAGTAACAACCTTATCGGCAGGTACAGTAGCCACTGCTGGTGTTCCCGTTTCTCCAGTTGGCTTTCCAGTTGCATCAACTTGAGCGCCAGAAACTGTTGTTCTTACTGTTGGAATTGGTACTCCAGTTGGAAAAACTTCTTTGTATACACCAACACCGCCAGCACCAGTGCGAACAAATTCAATTGTTGCTCCTGCTGCTTTACCTTCTTGAGTTAACTCAGGCTTAGGTTGTTCTTTGTATGCTGCAGTAATACGAGCATTTGCTTCCGTTGCAGTTTCGCCTGGAAGACGTGCTGCTCTGTCTGTGCTCTTTACACCAGCAGCAACTTGCTCTGCTGTCTTAGCGGCAATCTCTGCCTGTGTTAAAGTCTTAGCCGCGTTCTTAGCGGCTGCTAAACGTGCCTCATTTGCTGCATCTGCTGCTGCCATTACATTAGTCCCCAATCCTTCATAACCTTATATTGCAAAGAATCAACTGAATCTCTAGCATTGTTTGTAAACTGCCAGCGAGCATCAGAACGTAAGTCTGATTCAAATTGCCATAGTGGCTTGCTTGATGGCTTACCATCTGGTCCTACATACTGTAGTGCCTTCATAAGAGTTGGGTCATTGTAGCCAATAGAGTCTGCATCAATCTCAAGGATTGTAGCCATTGAAGACTTGTAAGCAGATGCTAGTGCATCTACAGTTACGCCCTTCATAATCTGGTCCGCAAATGCTGGATACTTACTTGCTGATTCAACCTTAATCGCTTCTTCAACTTCTGAATCTGTGATGCGATTTGCAAATAGGTCAGCACCCCACTGATTATACTTAGCCTCAGTGTATGATAATCCGTATGAGCGAGCAGTATTCTTGAGGTCCTGTATTTGGGTGAGGATAGTTCCGCCGAACTTACCACCAAAACTATTTGTCAAAGCAATAGATGAATCTAATTGAGTATCTGTTAAGTTGCCAGAAAATGCCTTCTTAAGTAAATCAGTAAGTTCGTTATCTTCAACTCGAACACCCAGTTTGAATAGGCGATTCTTCTGATTAGAAATATAAGCAGCCTCATCAGCAGCATACACTTCTGGTTGATTCAACTTTAGCGAATAACGTGAAGCAGCGGTCTTACCTAATTTTAGGTAGTAGTTAGACTGAAAGTATGCATTAAGTGCTGCGGTTTGGTCTCCAGCAGCCCATAGGTCGTAGACCTCTTGTAGCCCTCCAGGACCCTTACCATATGTAGGGTCATCAAGAAGTGCTCGAGAAAGAACAAAGCCAAGGCTTGCTGTTAGTCCAGATGTATCAACACCACTAGCAACCCAACCATTATTGTCATCCCAAGTATAAGTCTTGTTACCCTGAGTTGGCTTAGCAGGCTTTTCCCACTTCTTTGTCTTCTCATTAAATACCCATGCTGAGCCAGGTGACATTCCCTTAACGGCATCTCCTGCTATGTCAGCCGCAGATACAGCCTCTGCTGCTCTAAAGCCTGCTAAATCAGCCACTATCTGCCACCTCGCATTTGTTCTGCCTGTTGCATGAAGTCAAAGAAGTTTAGTTGCTTCTGTTGTTCATACTTCTCTGGTTCTAATTCTTTTGCGACGCGCTCTACAACAGCGCCTGCACGCTCTTCGCTATATCCAGCAGTCTGAGTTGTTATTGTCTTGCCAGATTTAGTCATCTTGCTAGTTGTAGTTGTGCCTTCGGCAATCATCTTATTAATCTCATCCATAATCTTTTGACGAGATTCTTCTTTAATGTTGGTGCTGCCAACCTTCTCCAAAAGGAACTTATCAACATCTTGCTTTAGTAACGCTGGCGACTTCTGTGTAATATATTGGGTTACGCCATTAGACTTAGGGCCTTTATCGGCATCTGGGTCTGAGGATGGAAGATAGTCATCCTTAAACAACTGGATTAGTTTAGTTACACTATTACCAGCATTCTCAACATAGGTATTGAAGTTATTCTGTAGATACTTCTTAGCGTTGCCAACAGTTGCAATATCTGTCTTGCTAGCACCAAACTTATCAAGCCACGGGATAATCTGCTTCATCTGTGCCTTAGTTAGGCTGGATACAAAGTTAACTGTATCAACAGATACGCTTGTAGGTGTCTTGATATTTAATTGAGTATTCTTTGCAGCCTGAGCAATCGATACACCAAGACCAGCAGGAACGGGTGCAGGAGACGGCGTAGCAGTTGGTGATGGCGTAGGCTTTCTACCAATAATTGGGTCAACCATTACTTGCTCCTCTTTGGTGGTGTATAATCGAAGACAACACTAAAGTCATCTCCATCAAAATATCTGTCATAGAACTGACCGAACTTTACATCCTTGTTACGTAACTCCCACACCTTAAGTGTGACTTGATTACGTAGGTCAATTGCTGACTTGGTATCGTATCCGATGTCTCGACGCTTTAATTCATCGTTAATCTGATAGCGGAAGTTCATGTATTCAACAATAGCAGACCAGCGTGGTTGCTGAGATAAGTCTTTCCACATCTCAGGTGTATTAGCAGCGATAGTAACAGCCTTGATAACGCTAGCCATTCTACCCTTGTCTCCGCCACCAGAACTGTTAATCTTCTCATCGTACCACATAGGGTTTTCAGTCTTCTGTTGCTCGATGAAAGCGTCCTTGTACTGCTGTAGAACTACGTCTCCGTAGCCACGTGCAGGGTCTAGGTTATACGGTGGCTTCTTCATCTCTGTTGAAACTACCTGAATTAACTTAAACCAATCAGTCCAACCCTTGTTAACAACAGTTGACTTCATGTTAAGAAGTGATGCTTCGCTAGCCTTGTACTTACTGTCCAAGCCAGGAATCTTCTGTGTGCGAAGGTAAGCATCTGCTGCACTTGAGAATGCATAGTTATCATCATTAAAGACTGCACCTAATGCGGTAAGGTCTGTAACGTTTGTAACTATCTCTCTTGTTGCCATGTTGTTGCGCTGTAGCAAAGCAACCGCTGTTTCGTCTGCACGAATACCAGATAGGTTATTCTCCAACTTATCAGCAAGCATAAAGTACTCAGGATTATCCTTCATGAACTCTTCTGCGCCATTAATTGGGTCTTGCTTCATTGCTTCGTTGAATCTATCCTGATAGAATGAGATTGCTGTACGCATCTTTGGCTGCTGTGGCAGTGTCAATGATGATACGAACTTCAATACAGATAATGCTAATGCGTCCTTCTCTGCACGAATCTGAATCTGATTCAACTGAGACGGACTTGGTTGCTTATCATTATCTTCAATAAAGTCAAATAGATACTGCTTGGAAATCATGTTCACATCTCTGTTGAACTGCTCTCCATCGCCTCTCCAGGCTTTATACAACTCAGATGCTTTTCTCCATGTATTAGGAGTATAAGCAGACATATTGTTAGTTGATACACCAAATGGTAGTAAGAAACTACCTAGTTTACTATCAGCAAAGTCTGTTTGCTTAGCAAAAAGGTTAGCACCAGTAGTTGCTAGTGGACCAGCAGATAGAATAGAACCAGATGTTGGGTTAATTGGATTAAACCATTCAACTCCAAAACGTGCCTTTAGTCCTGTGTATGGCATAGTGTACTCAATGTATCTATTGCCATAGGCATCTTCTTGTGTATCTGCAATGTATTCTGGAATCTGGGCTGCATAAGCAAGACGGATAGGCAACTCTGGGTTATCTATCATAATGCGTCCGTATGCTCTGAACTGCTCTACAACCGCAGGGAAGAAGGCTATAACATAGTTCATTAGTCCAGCAAAGTTCATATCCTTTGAGAACGCGTTAATCTTGCTGCGATACTCATTGATTGCGTAAGAACGAGCAATCTTTTCGTACTGAACCTTCTGCTTTGCACCAGGAATGACACCACGTTCGTTAGCATTCATTACTAGAGTTTCTAACTTCTCATAGTACTTTGCTGCAAAGTAGTGATTGTAGTTAAGTTTAGAAGTTGGCTGTGTTGCCAAGTACTGGACTATATCCTTTTGAAGGTTAGGCAGAACACGTGCTAGACTTCCTCTACCTAATGCATTAGTTGTGACATCTCCAGATACTGGTGGACGTTCTGCAACTACTGGGTACAGTTTCTTGAGTTCAACCGCCGTCAATTGGTTATTGAGAACCAACTTGCGAACCTGCTCATTAGCAGCAATGCTGTTTACGGCAAAGTTAACACGGTCATAAATGTATTCTGCATCATCACGACGTAGTCGACGTGCAGGCTTACCCTCTTCAACTACGGTTAGACCGAAACGGTCAATGTAGGAACGCTGAGAGTTTTCTTGTAGCCAGTTCATTAACTCTGGCTTACTCATCTCGCCTTCCATAATCTTAACCGCAAGAGGGTCATTACGTAGGTGGTTATTAAGCATGTCAGTCCATGCTACAAGGTGCTCTGCTTCATTGTCCACAGCATGGTAAACCTTGCCACCGTAACTTCCACGGCGTACAGATTCCATCTCTAGTTCACGAACAGATGCTAGCGCACCACGAATCTCTTCTTTGCCGTTTAACTTCTGACGGCTAATCTCACCAAGTTGACCAGAAAGCGGTGCTGGGAAATCCCAACCAGATACGCTAATCTTATCCTTCTTGATTACCTGAGTTGGGATATTGTCAACAATAGCCTTCTCTTGGCGGCGTAATTCTGCTAGAGTGGCTGCAATCTTATCTCTGTATTCGACAACACGCTGAATTGCTGGTGTAATCTCTACAGGCTTTGCACCCTTCTTAGGCTTCTTATAGAAACCTTCTGCCTCTAGACGTGCTTCCATCTTCTTGAGAATCTTATCGTTCTCATCAATAGACTCACGAATGTTGCGCATATTGCGCTTAGGACTAATTGAGTCCTTCTCCCAAGATGCAATCTTCTTGACTGTATTAAGTCCATTAGTTACAGCATCTAGGCTGCTTGTGCTTAACTGTGAGTATAGGGAGAACATTGAAGTATCTGCCCATGCACGAAAGTTAGCATCACGAAGAATGTTACCAGTAAAACCACCACGTGCCAATGTTCCACCACGCCAGATGGCTTGTAGTTCATCAAGCGCTGTCTTTACGCCGTATAGAGTTGAACGACCAGCCTTGGTAATAGAACCAGGACGTGTTCCAAACTCCTTGAATGCCTTATCAATGATTGCAACATCTGGAAGATAAGCACCGTTAGCAAGTTGAGTAATCAACTGTGGGTCAGACATAGCAGTTCCATCTGCGCCAACCATGTATGCACGGTTCTGTTCCTTCGCCTGCATTGCTTCTTTTTTGGTTAGGCGATGTGTCTTGATATAGGTATTGACAGCAAGTTCTGCAATATCCTCATGGTGTCCATAGTTAATGGCAGCATTACGGATTACAGTCTTGGCATAGTTCTCGATAATCTCATTTTTTACACCTTCATTAGGTGCAGCAATAAAGTCATTGAGGATTTGCAGTGCTTCTTTTTCATCAATAACCTTGCGAGTTACTGCATCGCGTAGGCTTGTACGTA